TCTGTTAGGAACAACTCAGGTAACATCGAGTGATTTCAATACGGTGAAGGCTCTTGTCCAAGGTCAGGTGGATTCGTTCATGGGATTTAAATTCATATCCTCAAACCGTTTGCCGCATAATGGAACTTCAAGACAAGTTTTTGCTTATGCTTCCGATGGGTTAAAATGCGCTATTGGGAAAGAACCAATGGCGAAAATTGATGAGCGTGCAGATAAATCCTACTCAACTCAAATCTATTACTGTCAAACCCTAGGTGCGACAAGAATGGAAGAAGAGAAAATAGTGGAAATCGCTTGTAACGAATAATCTTAAATAAGGAGTAAGAAAAATGGGTGTAGCCTATTCAGACCAAAAGACCAAGTGGAGTCAAAGCGACCCTACTACGAAAATCAAGACTATAGAGCAAGGCGGCAGAATCCGAATTGCTTATGGTTCATTTACAGCTGCAACAGAGCAGTCTGATATCCAAATGTTCAATTTACCAAATGGGGCAAGAATCCTGGACGGTGAAGTTGTTCATGCGGCATTGAACTCATCGACTACTTTATCAGTAGGTCATGCGGCTTATGTTAACTCAGCTGGAACAGCGGTTGCTGCTGATGTTGACGAGTACAAAGCAGCTGCCGCTTCAACGTCTATTACAACTGTGGGTTGCGCTTTAACAAAGGCTCTCGGTAAAAATAGTATAGTTGATGCTAATGAAGATGGCATTCCAATAACTGTGAGCTTGGCTGGCGCTGATGGCGCTGGGTTAATTGAACTTACAATGTATTATGTGCTTGATTAACTAACTTTAAATAGGGCAATGATTAGGACTTTTCCTAACTTGCCCTATTTTATTTTAAAGGAATAATTATGGCATCAGAAGTTGATATTTGTAATTCAGCGTTAAACATGATTGGCGCTAGTAATATTATCTCATTAAATGAAGATAGTAAGGCTGGGCGTATTTGTAATCAGCGTTATGCATTAGTAAGAGATGCTGTATTTAGATCGCATCCCTGGAACTGTTTATTAAAAAGAGTTACGTTATCTCCTGACACTGCCTCTCCAGAATTTGATTACTCTAATCAATTTACACTTCCTACTGATCCTTATTGTTTGCGAGTTCTTAGATTACAAGATCCAGATACGGTGCATAAAATAGAAGGAAGAAAGTTGCTTTGTGATGATGCAACAGTTCAATTNCTTTANATAGCTAGAGTAACTGACCCAAATGAATATGATCAATTATTAATAGAAGCGTTGTCATCTAGAATGGCAATGGAAGTATCATATAGCCTGGTTAATAGCACTTCATTAACTCAGCTAATGGAAACACAATTTAATACTAAAATTAGAGAAGCTCGTTTTGTGGATGCCACAGAAGGAACTCCAGCCAATATAACAAATCAAGATCAGCGTCTTTATGCTGAAGGTGATATCTTTATAGCATCAAGGTTTTAATTAATGGCAAAAGTATCAACCGCTAAACAGAACTTTACCGCTGGTGAGTTAACCCAAAGGCTGTTTGGACGTACAGATTTAGGAAGATACGATAATGGTGCGACAACGGTTGAAAATTTTTTAGTACAGCCTCATGGTGGATTAACAAGAAGACCAGGCACAAAATATGTAGCCGCTGTTAAATCAAGCGCTGCTAAAACTAGAATCATTAGGTTCCAGTTTAATGTTGAGCAAGTGTATGTTATTGAAATGGGCAATAATTATATGCGCTTTTTTAAAGATGGTGGTCAGATTGTTGACGGTAGCAGCAACGCTATAGAACTAACAACAACTTACACAACAGCTCAAATAGCAGATGTTAAGTTTGCTCAAACAGCAGATGTTATGTACCTGGTTCATCCATCCCATCCTCCAAGAAAATTAACGAGAACAAGCCATACCGCCTGGACAATTAATGATGTTGTCTTAAAGCGTGGAGCAATGTTAGATCCCAACACAACCACGACAACTCTTCTAGCCAATGGCAGAACTGGTAATGTAAATATTACAGCGTCTGCTAGTTTATTTACGTCCGCTGATGTAGGTCGTTTAGTGCAATTGCATGAAGGGTTTGCTAAAATCTCTTCTATTACAAGCGCAACAGTAGCCGTTGCGGCTGTCCAAGAATTAGAAGATGGCAGAACAGAATTAATGCCTACATATGCAACCACAACTATAAGCTTTCATGAAGGTGATCCAGATTCAACTGGGCTAGAGCATAACGATCGATTAGAAGATACAGCTGGTTCATTTATTGACCAGGGATTTGAAGATGGTATGAGAATTACCTTAACTGGATCTACAAGTAATAATTTCACAAACCTTTTAATAGTTGCTGTGACAGATACTACTATAGTAATTGCTCCTGGTAATGATTTAGCAGCAGAGGCAGCTGGTGACAGTGTAACCTTAGTTGGATCATTAATAGCGAGTACAAAATGGAGATTGGGAGCTTTTTTTATTGGTTCTTATCCTTCATCAATAGCGTTTTATGAGCAACGTCTTGTTTTTGCAGGAACATCAAATCAGCCACAAACCTTATTTTTTAGTCAGTCAGGTGATTTTGAAAACTTTGAAATAGGCACAAATGCAGATGATGGATTGCAATACACTATTGGATCTAATGAAGTAAATGTTATTAGGCATTTAGTCAGTGGCTCTCAACTTGTAGTGGGAACATCTGGCGGTGAATTTGTTGTAAAAGCTTCTGGATTTGATGAGCCATTAACGCCAGTTAACACCCAGATTAAACAACAGACCACATTTGGATCTGCAAATATTCAACCTTTATTAATTGGTAACTCAACGCTGTTTGTTCAGCGAGCCAAAAGAAAATTAAGAGAATTAGCATTTTCATCTGAATCAGATAGTTATGTTGCACCAGATATGACAATCCTGGCAGAACATATTACTGAAGGCGGTATAGAAGATATGGCATATCAGCAAGAACCAGATAGCGTTGCTTGGCTTGTAAGAGCTGACGGTGTTTTAGCTTGCATGACATTTAGAAGAGAAGAACAAGTGGTGGCTTGGCATAGACATATTGTTGGTGGTAGATTTGGTGCTTGTACGGTAACGGTTTCTGATTATGAAAATATAGCGGTTGGCACAACTTTAATCTTTACTAAAAGCAATGGTGAAAAAGTTACGTTTACTAGTGAAGCAGCAGGAAGTTCAAACCCTGCAAGTGCAACTGGTTTTCGTCCAAACACAAACAATAACACTACCGCTGATAATATATTTACAGCAATCAACGCTCATGCTGATTTTACTGTAGCTAATCCAAGTGCAGCTATTGTAACAATAACAGAAACCGTTCATGGAAGTTCTGGATTTTTAAGTTGTGTTTCTTCAGACATTGTCAGGCTAACAACGGCTGATGAAGGAATTGCTGTTGTTGAATCAGTGGCTACTATCCCAGGTGATTTAGATGAAGATCAAGTTTGGTTTATTGTTAAAAGAACTATAAATGGATCGACTACAAGATATGTTGAATATATGTCAGGGTTTGATTTTGGCAGTGATATAACAAATGCTTTTTATGTTGATAGCGGATTAACCTATAGCGGAACGGCTGCCAATTCAATATCTGGGTTAGGTCATTTAGAAGGACAGACGGTTTCTATTTTAGCTGATGGAGCTGCACACGCTGACAAAGTGGTTAGCTCTGGAGCTGTTGCTTTAGATCGTTCAGTAACAAAGGCACACATAGGATTATCTTTTTCAAGTAAATTAGAAACTTTAAGAATAGATGCAGGATCGGCAATGGGAAGCTCCCAGGGTAAAAACAAAAGAATAGGGGAAGTAACGGTAAGATTATTTAGAACTGTTGGAATGAAAATAGGAACAAGTTCAACCCAATTAGATACAGTGCCTTTTAGATCAACGTCTGACACAATGGATAAAGCGTTATCATTATTTACTGGAGACAAAGCTATTGAATTTAATGGTGGTTACGATGACGATGCTACAATTACTATCATCCAAGATTTACCATTACCAATGTCAATATTAGCAATATTTCCAACGCTGTCAGTGTTTGATAGATGAACATTATAAATTTTGAGACAGATCACGCTCATAAGATATTAGAGGGTGACCTCAATAGTGATGACTTTAGACCAAGTGTAGAGATTAGTCAGTTTGTTGAAGGGATGGTTGTTCCTAAGATGAGTTTCACTGGCATTACAGAAAATTTGGTATTGCAGCTGGTGGCATATATCCAGTATGGGATGGAGTGGGAGAAGCTTGGTTTTTAGGCTCTCACCACATAACAAATAACCCATTAAGTGCCATGAGAATTTTAAAAAGGCATTTACATAAAATAATGATTGATCATAAGTTTCACCGTATCCAGGCAACAACATTGGAAAGCTACCCAGCTTCCAGGAGATGGATGCAATTTCTAGGAATGAAAGAAGAGGGAATTATGGAAAAGTTTTGCCCAGCTGGGCGTGATTTTATTAGATGGGCGAGGGTGGTTTAAATGTGGATGATGGCAGCAGGAGCGGCTCTTTCTTTTATGGGATCGATGTCAGCAGCATCGGCAACAAGTGCAGCTGGTCGATATAATCAACAAGTTGCAGAAAGAAATGCAAAGGTAGCTGAACAAAAAGCGGCTTTAACAATATTTAGATCAGAGCAAGATATTGTCAAATTTAGAAGCCAATATGATGGTCTAGCTGGTGAACAAGAAGTCCAATATAATAAAGCTAACATAATGGCTGGAACTGGGTCGGCTTTAGAAGTGGCTATGGCTTCTGCTGAAGAAATGGACGCTGACATTGCTAACATTGAAT